GGAAAAGCAAAAAGTATTAACCGAAAAGCTTTCCCTGTATGAGCAGAAAGAGAAAGAGATCGAAGAACAAAAACTGATGGAGCAAGGTGAATACAAGAAAATGCTCCAAGAACGTGAAAAGCAGATTAGACAGCTGCAAGAAGAACGTGAACAGTATAAAAACACTTTGGTCAAAACTGCTAAACTGCAAGCCTTTCAAGATGCACTAGGTGGAAAGTTAGCGGACAATAGCTATTATTCTTTTGTGGATACAGAGAAGATTGCTGTTGATCCAGAAACTGGAGCTGTCGATACGGAATCATTAAAATCGTATGTTAATGAGTTTGTATCTAAACATCAAAGGTTGGTGGAATTTAATTCTGCAAAACTACCACAGAATGCGCCTTCTAGTTCAAAAGCCCTTTCGTATGAAGAGTGGTTAAGATTACCGCTCAAGGATAAAAAACTAAGACAGAAAGATGTCGTAATGAAATAAAAAGGAGTTTTAAATGAGTGCTACTTTATTAAGTGACGTTTCAAATCAGGTTGCCAAGTTTTGGTCACCAATGTTCATGGATGAGTTAATGGAATCAACTCTTCTTGCGAGCTTAGTTAATAAGCAATATCAAGGAGATCTTAAGCGTGGTGGAGATACTGTTTATGTTTCTCAAATCAATAGACCAAACGCTGAGTTAAAAACTATCGGTACAGATGCTGAGTCTTTCAGTTCATCTCTACTTTCTACTTCAAGAGTTGCTATTCAAGCTAACAAAAGAATTACTGCTGCTTACGAACTTGAAGATGCAATTGACCTTCTTTCTATTTTAGATGGTCAAGGTGAAGCTATTCGTAAAACTTTAATGGAAGCTGCAATGATTAAATTAAATGAGTATTTATATTCATTTGTTTCTCCATCTACTTCAGCTCCAAATCATTTACTAAGTGGTGTTTCTGACTTCAATGCTGCAGCATTAAACAATGTTAGAACACTTGCCGCTCAAGCTAAGTGGAAAAAAGATGGTGGTTGGTGGTTACTTGCCAGTCCCTCATATAAAACAGACTTGTTAAATGCAGCAACTTTGACGTCGAGTGATTATGTGCAGGACACTCCCGTTGTTGGCGGGCAGATGGTATCTCAAAGATTTGGTTTCAATATCCTTGAAGATAACTCTGACGCATTAGTAGGATTGTATGGTACTTCTGGAACTGATCATGCACTAGCATTTCACCCAGACTTTTTACACCTAGTAATGGCAAAACAACCAGAGTTCAAAATCAGTTCACTCCACTCAAATAAGCAACACGGATATATCATCAGTTTAGATTTCGTGTGTGGATGTGCGGCGGGCATTGATTCTGACGTAAAACATGTTGTTACTTACAATTCTTAATTAGGATAATTATGTTTGAAGGAGCGATGAACAACAATAGAAACATACTCTCACTCGAGGCAAAGACCTCGGATGAGTTGGCTATGATGATATCACGTTTGTCGCTCCCTACAAAAATTGTAAGCATTGTGTTTGATAGTAAAAAAGAAATGTATGTAGCATTTGTGGTTACATCGAGAAAAATGATTAAAAAACAAAAAGAAATAAAGGAGTAATTTATGGCTGATTCAGCTGTTATTAAAACAATTTATTCACCTATGAATAATGTTGTTGAGCTAGTAGAAAATGAATATTCATTTGCAATTGACGGTGGCGCAGTAAGTGACATCGACCTAATCAAGTTTGGTGAAAACATGGTTGGAGTAAGTGCATGGTTAGAATGCACAGAAACTTGCACCTCGGGAGGGAGTGCTACAGTGGCAATTCAGGTGGGAGGCACTGCAATACAAACGCCTATCGCTGTTGGATCGCTCGTTTCCGGCGCAGTATTTCCTCTTGCATTAACTGAAGGTACACCAAACGTAAGTTTAGTACCTGCTAAGTTTGCAACAACTACAGATCTAGGGATTGAAATAAACACTGCTGCTCTTACAGCTGGAAAATTGAAAGTAAAAGTTCTAGTTGCAAAACTAGGGTAATAAACTAGAGGGGAGAAATCCCCTCTTTTAAATTAAGGATTATATGAGTATCACAGTAAAAAACCACAAAAACGTATATGCTCCTGCTGAAGGACAAATAGAACAAGTTTCTATTGAAGTAGATTTTTCAAAAGAAAATAATGCGGTAGATTATTATAAATGTGGAACTATTCAAGAAAATGTAATAATTCACTCAATAGCTTTAGTATGTATTGAATTAATTACCTCTTCTAATACAAGTGAAATAAATATTGCAATCTCTGGTGGTGCGTTGAATACATCAATAGCGAAAGATGTTTCAACTATGTTAGTTGGTGGCGGCCTTGCAATGGTTCCAATGTATCAAGCAACAACTACAGTTGACTTTGTTGGCGAAAGTGCAGAAACAACAATTGAGGGCCAAATATCTTACCCGATATTAACAGATACATTACCATTAGATTTTGGTTTTGAAGTTGCAGGTGATGCAGTTGTTAGTGGTAAAGTTAAAATAAAAGCTCTAATCAGTAAGGCACTATAATGGCATTTACTGAGAATATAAATCAACTACAAAAAGACTCATTTGCTGATGTAGGCAGTACACCAGCTAGAAGAGTTACATTAGTTGAAACTATTTCTATTCCAGTAACGTCAACTCCATCAGGTAATGAGTATAGAATTGGTGGAATGATAGGTGGTTCTTTGTGTGACTATGTGTCAGCAAGTTACCCAACATCAACAACTGTCGTAACTGTTTACAAGACAGGTGGTTCAGGTGGCTCCTTGTTAAAAACAGTAACTGACACATATGATTCAAGTGGAAACTTTTTAACATCGGAAGCGACTTAATGAAGTATAGACGTAACCCACATACAGGATTATTAGATGACAGTGGAGCAATCATTGGCTCTTACCCTGCTTTGAAAAACCCAACTGATACACAAAGTCTTGCTGAAAAACTTGATGTTAACTATAGACCTTATAGATATAATTCTTCACTTGCGTCTACTTTTTATATTTCATCAACTGGATCAGACTCAACTGGTGATGGAACAAGTGGTTCACCAGTATCAACAATTGATAGAGCATTACAGTTTATAGGACAAAACAATCCAGCAACTGTGACACTTTCATTTGGTGCAGGCACATTCACTATGCCAACTGTAGTTTCAAACTTAATGAATATTACATTTAGTGGCACAGTCTCTACAGATGCAACAGACACCGCTCTACCAGTGGCATCAATTACAACACAATCAAACAATGATCAACTTGTTTTCACAATAACTCGAGGTACTGCACTAGCTAACGATGCTTGGCGCGGTAAGATGATATCATTTGCAACAGCGGGCACACTAACTCGTGGATGGGTGTATCGAAATGTAGGAAATACCTTATACGTTACTGTTGACGTAGCGTTAACTACTCCACAACTTACAACTTCATCAACGATATCTTTATTATCACTCGACACGACACTTAGATATTTAACAGGATCAAACACGTTATCGAACTCATCAGTAGTTCAAGTAACAGGCTGTAACATTACAGGCGATGGGCAAGGTCGTATTATGTACTTTGTTGCCACTGATAAATTTCAATTCAATGATTGCTACTTCGGGATCAATAGACCTCAGATGGGACAAGCTGGAGGTTCGTTTATATTTAGATGCTACATAAATTCACTCGGCGATACAACTGAGGGGGTTCTATCTGTAGTACGTGGTGGTAACTTACGTATAGGAAGTGGCTCAGTAATTGACACTCAAAACGCGGGCACTAATGAGAAATTTATTCGTGTAGCTCAAGCATCATCTCTAAGTTTTGACGGGCCAGTAGTGTGTAGAGGGTTAGAGGCGAAGGGATGGTCTATCGACGGATCAAACGTATTTGTTGAAAGTGGTGTTAGTTTAAATGACGTTGTTCTTTTTGAAAATGGAAGCGGTACAACTTCATGCGCAGGCGCATTCACTGTCAATCAAATATCTGAGGGTTCTGGTGGAACTGTTACTCTACCAAAAATGGCAGGTGCTATCACTGGAAACTTCTGTGTCGTAGCAGGCAGAGGAGCACTTGTAAGAGTTGCCGCAAGTTCAAGTATTGTAAGCGCACTTGGAACAAATATAGTAAGTGCAGGTGGAGCAGTTGCTTCATCTAGAAATATCGATCAGACGGTAATACTTGACGGTATTCCAACATTCGCTGCCGGATTCTTAGCTGAGGCGGCAATCACTTTTGCAAACTCTCCATACACATTAAGTATGAAAGTAACTGAGCTCGTAAAAGTGGACACGACTGCCGGAGTGGTAGTTGTAAATCTTCCAGCAGCTAATACGAATACAGCTGGAGCTAAGATATCAGTTAAAAGATTAAACAATGCTTCTGTTAACCAAGTGAGCGTTACACCAAACGGTGCTGACACAATCGACTTAGTAGCTGGGGTTTATGCAATAGCTGTTGCAGGTGGATCAGTTGATCTAGTATGTGACGGCGTAAACAATTGGACAATAATATGACAGACATAAGTTTAGTTGACACAGAAAACAGTACAGATATTGCTTTGAACAATGGAGAAATATTTACAGGTGAATGGCAAGAACGAAACATGAGTAACATGGGCAATGAAATGATTATTGCTTTAAAAGCAGATCAGAGTTGCACATTTCAGGCTCAGTTTTCGACAGATCAAGTTAATATAGATTCAACTATTTCCTACAAGTTTCAGTCAGGAGTAATTGAACCACCAAAAAGATTAGTTATCGCTAGAAGATATTACAGAGTCGTGGTTGAAAATAATTCAGGCGCGAACATGACATATTTAAGGATGCAAACATCTATTGGTTCTTTTGGTTTATTATCTTCTCCATTAAATGGTTCAATAGCCCAAGATTCAGATGCCATTGTGGTTAGAGCGGTTGACTTCGAAATAGATGCAGGTCAAGGGAAATATTATGGTATTGATTTAAGAGATAAATTTGGATACAACTCCGACATAGATACAGCTTCTGTGCCAGAGGATTTATGGGAAGGTGGAGGAGTATATACAGGATTCCCAATTGCTACTACAGAAGAAATTCAAATAGTGAGATCAAGTGCAAGTGATGTTGGATCAATAAGATTTGAATACCTTGCTAGTGTAACAGCAGAAAATTATGTGTGGTCTAGTTGGATTCCATTAACAGGAACAAACACTAATTCGGGAATCACAGCATGGAGAGTTGGTTCAGTAGAATATGACTCTGGTGATGATACTACTTTTAACCTTGGTACAATAACACTTAGACATATTACAACAACGGCTAACATTTTCGCAGTAATGGGAATAGGACAATCAGAGACAAGAAACGCAGTATTTACTATACCATATGGCACTAGCGGTTATTTAAGAGACTGGGAATTAATAGTGAGTAGATCTGGATCAGCTGTTCTTGATTCTTGTCTGTGGGTGAGGGAGTACGGAAAGTCACCAAGATTGATAAGAGGTGCTTCTTCAAGTAACACTGAGTCACATTACGATAGAATTTTTGGAGGTATCTCACTCCCTGAAAGATGTGATATTGCAGTAAGGGTCACAGCTTGTTCTGCCAATAATATCGCCGCCTATGCACATATTAATTTAGGGTATGTTAAACAATAAGGATTATATGGATAGAATATTTTACTCAGACAATGGAACGCTAACAGACTTAAGTGTAAGACTTGCTGACTATGCTAGTGGAACATATGTTTTAAATAGCTGGGCACTTGCTGATGATGCAATCTACATAGGATCAAAGGCACCATTTAATTCTTTCTATGTAAAACTTGGAGTTGTTTCAAGTACTGGTTCAAACACCATGACAGTTAAGTACTGGGATGGTGATACTTGGATGGATGTTGTAGAAACAATAGATGAGACTTCTGGGTTAACAGCTTCTGGTTATGTGACATTCACACCAGATAAAGATGAATTGTGGCAAATGGAATCAACTAACTATGATAGTGATCAAATTACAGGTCTAACATCTGTTAAAATATATGATAGATATTGGATTAAATTAACATTCTCAGCAAACTTCTCTGCTACTACAAGACTTGATTGGATCGGGAGAAAATTCTCTGATGACACTGATTTAGGTTATGAATTTCCTGATCTGGTAACGACTGAAACAAAAACAGGATTAGGTTTTTCATCAGGATATGAAGCAATACATATTAAAGCTTCTGAAATGATTGTTCATGATTTAATTAAAAAGAAAGTAATATTCGATAAAGGTCAAATACTTGATCGTGAAGTATTTAAAAATGCTTCTGTTCAAAAAGTTGCAGAGCTTATTTTTAACATGCGTGGAGATGACTACATCGACCAAAGAAATGATGCACGTCAAGAATACCAACACAGATTAGAAACATCTATTGGCCTTATTGACCAAAACCTAAATGCGATAGAAGATATTAATGAACGTGTAAATAGATCAGGGTGGTTATCTCGATGAGTAATATTAGTACGGTATATGATACATTAATATCAAGTCTTGCCTCACTCTTTTCAACAAAGACAAGAATACCAAATCCATATTCACTAGAGGACAATCCTCATCACCAACTTACAAGTGGGTACGGATTAAAAGTAAATGGATCTACAGTAGCAGAGTCAGAGTTTTGCACAGTGAGTCAAACAACTGACTTCGGCGTAGTACTTACTAAGCAAGTTGTAAAACTTGATAGCGATAACGATGGATATGATTCAGCTATTAAGGAATTACTTGAGGCTAGCAATACACTACAATTAAACTGGTTAACTAATAATCAAATTGGAATTGAATCCAATATAACACAAGTAAGTTTTACTAATACAAGTGGGATAGATTTTGTTGTAGCAGGGAAGAACAATTTTGTTACAATAGAAGTAAGTTTCAGTATTCAAGTAAGAGAAAACTTAAGTTAAGGAGAACAAATATGACATGTGACGTAGTTTTACAAAGAGGTTCGGTTTTTGCGGTGGTTGAAGAAGTTCAAAGTGGCACTTTGGTTGCCCCAGGAGCTGCTTCAGATTTTATTCCATTAAAAGCAGGATTTGCTATGGAGTATACAGTAGAGGAATTAGTTAGTGATGAGCTACTAAATGATGAAGGTAGAGCTAAAGGATTAGCTGGATTTGAATCAGTAAGTGGAACTCACGGCGCATACGCAAAAGGATCTGGTACTTCTGGAGTTGCTCCTGATGCTGATCTTTTATATGAATCATGTTTAGGCGGTAGATCACTTGCATCTACTGAATACAATACAGTTGCTTCATCAACTACAACTTTAATTAAAGTGGATACTGGTGAAGGGGCAACATTCGAAGCTGGAGAAGCTTTACTAATTCAGGATGCCACTAATGGGACATCAATTAGAAATATAGATTCAAAATCTTCGGATGACCTTAGTATCAATTTTGCTTTATCTGCTGCTCCTGGAACTGGAGTAGATTTAGGAAAAGCACTTTTATACAAAGGTGGATCAGACCATCCTTCATTTAGTGCATGGCTTTACAACGGTAACGGTGGAGCTGTTCAGGCTGCTGCAGGGTGCAGAGTTTCTGGATTAACAATGAACTTCAATGCTGGTCAACAAGCTGAAGTTGAATTTACTTACGAAGGTAGCAAGTACTACTTCAACCCTATTGTAATCGTTACTGGTACAAATGACAGTTTCGATATAACGGACGATGCGGTTACTGATGCAAACATTATTATCCCATCTGGTATTTATGATCCAATGGATTTAGCTGAAGCAATTCAAACAGCTTTAAATGCTGCTTCTACAGAAGACTATACTTGTGTATACTCAAACACTACTGGTAAGTTCACAATGGCGACGGCGACTTCTTCTGTATTTTCAATTTTATGGAGCACGGGTTCACTTGCTGGTGACACAATTGGAACAAGTATTGGATTTTCTGTTGCTGCTGACGATACTGGTGCTCTTACATACACAAGTGATAACGCTGTTTCTTTAGCTGCTTCTTACACTCCATCATATGACAATGCTGATAACATCGTTGTTAAAGATGCTGAGTTATTCATTGGTGATCAAACAGATAATATCTGTCGATGTGCCAGAACAGTAAGCTTACAAATTGGAACTCCAGTAACAAACATTGAATCAATCTGTAGTGAAACTGGTATTCAAGAAAAAGCAATCCTTTCAAGAGAAGTTACTTTAACTGCTGAGTTACTTGTAAATAAATACGATGTTCTTTTATTTAACAAACTAAAAAGCAATGAAGGCGTTAAAGCAATGTTAAACGTAGGGCCAAAATCTTCGGGTAACTGGGTTAAGGGAAAATGTCTTAACGTGTATTTAAGAAATGCAACAGTTCAAACATCTACTCCAACCGGTGATGACTTCCTACTTTTAAGTGTAACCCTTAAAGGGTACGTAACAAGCACAACTAAAGACGTATATATTAACTTTGTATAAATATGAAAGAATTAAAAACAAGTTTAGGTGCTATTAAGTTTAAAGAATTAAATGCTCTGGAGTTGATAAAGCTCCAGAGTGCTACTGTTAGAAAAATATCATCTGAATATGGAAGTTCAGATCTTTTAATAGATGAGTATTGTTCTGTTATTTTAGAATTAATAAAAGATAGATTTGATTTCTCTGATGTTAAAGATGTGAATGGTTTTGAGTCAGCTCTAAATGAAGCTGAATTAGTTTTTGCTATGTTGAATGTTTCTAATGATTTAATAGTTTCTATGGGAGAGATCTCAAAAAAAAAGAAATTATTAGAGATGCCTTCAACATCTACACAAAAGGCATCAAAAAAGAAGAGCTAACCGGAATGGTAGAGGAGTATAAGTTGAATCAAATGTTTAAAATGCAGCCTGATTTCGACGAATACTTCACACTTAAATCTATTATTGGATTAGGTGTTACTGTAAACATGAAAGATATAGACGCGGAAAAACTTCTTTTATTTTGTCATATTAAGGAATTAACAAATGGCAAATAATCAATTAGAACTAAGTATTGCGATAAAGACAGCTGTCACATCTGCTATAACTGATCTAAAAAAATTAGAAGAACAAACAAAGAAAACTGGAAAAAGCGCAGAAGAAACAGAGTCGAGTTTTACCGAGTTCTCATCTGCAATAAAAAATGGATTAGGGATTGGAGCTGGGATAACAGCTTTTAGTTTATTAGAAGATGGGATTAGAGGGACTGTTCAATTTCTAAAACAGTCAGTAACAGAAGCACTAGAAGCTGAGCAATCTCAAAAGAAATTAGCTCAAGCACTTAGAGCAAGTGGCGATGATACAAAAGAAACATTAGATGCATTTAATGAATATGCAGCAGTAATTCAAAAAACAACTAAGTACACGGACGATCAAGCCGCATCATTTGTTTCTCTTGCTGCCAACTTAGGTGCTCCTAAAAATAAAATAAAAGAAATTGTTGACACTGCTCTTGATTTAAATTCTGCAGTAGGGGTTGATGCAAGTGCTGCAATAGAGGCATTAACGCTTGCTCTTAATGGAAACTTTAAAGCTTTAGGTGGAATACTACCCCAGTATAAAGGTTTAACTGAAGAGCAACTTAAAAACAGAGATATCCTTAATGAGTTATCAACTAAATATAAAGATTTTGCAGAAAATGATGTAAACGGAGCTGGTGGAGCAATCAATCAACTTAGTAAATCATTTGGTGAATTACAGGAAGACATAGGTACAGCAATAATTAAAAACGATCTATTTGCAAAATCAATTGTTTTTATAAAAGACAGAGTTGAGGATTTTAGAAAGACCTTATCAGAAGGTGAAGTAATATCAACTACATTTGAAAACGGAGTAAAGGCAGCACTAAATCAAAGTGGTGCAATGGGACAATTAATAGTTCAAACATATAATTTAAATAAAGCATACAAAGAGAGTAAGCAAGCTCAATCTGAATTATTTTCATCTGCCAATAAAGATGTTGATGATGCAATAGCTGCATCTAAAGCATATAGAACTGAAGTTATAGCAACTACTGAAGAAACAAAAGCAGCGGAAGTTGAGAAAATGAGCTCTCTTCAACTTCTTAGACAAGCATATATAGACCAAGGCAAAGTAGATAGAGAAGAAGAGAAGTTATTTCAACAATTAAAAAATGAAGAAGACTTTGTAATACTTGAGGAAAAACTTGGTGAGCAAGAAGCATTAAAATTATTATACCAAGCAAGAGAATTAGAGAATGCTGGTAAACATGCCGAGGCAATAAAATTAATACAGGCTTCAACGGCCGGGAAAAAACAAGAACTTCAAAAGAAAGAAACTGAAGATTTTATAAACTTAGAAAAAACAAAACAAGAGTGGAGTCAGAAAACTTTAAAGACTCAACTTGGAGATGTATCAAGTACATTAGGTCAGATATCAACATTGCAAAAATCATCTAATCGAGAACTATATGCAGTTGGTAAGGCAGCAGCGGTTTCACAAGCGACAATCGACGGGATACTAGCTGTTCAAAAAACACTTGCAACAATCCCATATCCTTTCTCTATTCCAGCGGCCGCATTAGTTGGAGCAGCAGCAGCGGTTAACGTTGCAAATATTATAAGCACCCCACCACCAGCATTTGAGCAAGGTGGTATAGTCCCAGGTAATTCATTTACAGGTGACAAAGTTACAGCGCGTGTTAACTCTGGAGAGTTGATATTAAACAAAGCACAGCAAGATAATATTGCAGATCAATTAAATATTTCAAATGGATCTCAAGTGCAACAACCTCTA